GCCGCAGCTTACAGTCTTCGCAAAGTACGCACTGCTTACTCAGGGAACGCTGTACAAATCCGTAGAGAATCTGACGATGTTGAGGTAAACGTAGCCTTTGACTCCAATGGCGAGGTAAGCGATAGCTCTGCGATTACCAATGTAGAAGACCTTGAATTAGTAAGTGAGTCAGGATTCGCTACTGACACAGGAGGTTTTGCGTCCAGCATTTCGGGGGCTAACTTTACATTCGGCAACACCTTGGACGGCAAGGACAATGTTTTGTTTGCCACGTTTGATGGTGCTGGACTGTTGGGTTTGAATTTTTCAACAAGCGATGTAGCGATTGGTGATGTTGTTAAGTACAGCTTTGAGGTGTATTGGGCATCTACTAATGTAGGTGGATTACCGAATTTGCGTATTCGCTCAGGAAATGTTACTATTGGTCACACTGATGTGCCAATGCCTTCTGAGGATTCATGGTACACATTTTCTGGTCAGTTCACAGTTACGTCTAATACACCAACGGCACTAACTCTCATTGCCGCTGACAGTTCTGGTCTTACGACTGGTGACGTATTTGCTATTGCAAGCGGCTCCTATGATAAACAGCAGGACGCAGGTGACACCACAGCAACTACGCTGGGTGAGTTTTTGACTGAGGGTGTTGTTATTCGTACTTCTGATTTTAGTTCTTCAGCAGATGGCTTCATTACCCTTTCTTCGGACACGATTACTTTCAACGAAGATGGTATCGGGGGATTGGACGACAACTTATCCTCTACGGCAGGTGATGCGGGTAGTCAAACATTAGGATTAAACGGAGCTATAGTTGCTGGTAAGGAATATAAAATTTCGGTTCGGTATTTTATACCAGAATCCAACGGAGGTTCTTACTCAGAGGTGACGATTCGGGATGGGGCTGCCATAAAAATCGCTACAGATAGTTCTCCATCTACAGGCTCTTGGATTACCTTAGAGGGAACGGCAACCTATACTTCATCGCAAATTCGCATACAGTTTACAGGAACAAGTGTTGCTGGTGATAAGGTTTATATTCGTGAGTTCTCAATAACGGAAACAAAACAGGACGCAACAGTAGTCACATGGTATGACCAATCAGGCAATGGCTATGACGCAACGCAGCTTGCTACTGGAAGCCAGCCGTTGATTGCTGAGAATGGTAGCTTGCTTGCTGATGGTATTGAGTTCATTACAGGATACCTTGAAACCACTAGCTACATAGTGGAGTTATCACAGAATAATGCGAGTGTGTTTTCTGTGGCTAAACCAAACGCATCCGATGCGGGTTATATACTTGCTGAGCTGGATACCGCTGGCGGTTCATCAAATTTTATATTGGGGGATGCCACTGACATCTTTAGCACCAATTCTGTTCTATGGGTAAACGCCACAACCTTTGGTACGAAAGTAAGCGGTGAGTCCTTGATGTCATTTACTTATGATGGAACAAATTTTCAGGCTTACGTAAATGGAGCGGCTTCTGGAGCATCTGGAACAGCAACGGTTAATACAGAATTTGGCAATAAATCCATTATTGGTGCTGGCGGCTTATCTGGTAATGTTATTTTTGACGGTTCTATTTCGGAGCTTATTACGTACAAGTCCGACCAATCCGCCAACCGCTTCAAGATTGAGTTTAACATCAACAACTACTACGGCATCTATACTACTGCCTACAACGGATTCGTTGAGACTTGGTACGACCAGTCAGGTAACGGCAACCACGCTGTGCAATCTGCTAGTGGACTTCAGCCGAAGATTGTAAGTGCTGGTAGCTTGCTCGCTGAGTTAGACTTTGATGGGGGTGACGATAAGTTATCGCTAGGTACAAGGTTACTGGACTCCAGCCCTATTGCGATGTTTGCGGTGGTTAAAAACCAAAAAACAACCGACTATTCATCTAGCGGAACAATCGCCTCGCAATATCAGATTGGAGCGGATGGGAGATTTTGGCTCACTGTGGCTATTTCCGACCAAAGATTTACATTCTTTGGGCAGGGTACTGATTCTATTCTTATGGATGGAGACATCAAGGACACTGACCAACATTTACTTTCGGTTACGATGGATGGCTCTACTGCGAGATTCCATCAGGATGGGGTGGAGAAACAAACCGATACGTACTCAGGATTCACTCCCGCTAATGTTGATTTTGTAATTGGGAATGCTGTTACATCTAGCCCTTTTGATGGAACAATTTCCGAACTCATCATCTATCAGTCCGACCAAACCGCTAATCGCACAGCAATCGAATCTAACATAGCCGATGAATACGGCATAACCCTATCTTAATATGTATCTAATATTTGACACCGAACAAGAAGGCATTGACCGCTCCGAACAGGAGGGTATCGCTCGTGGTCTGGCTTACCACAAGGTAGGCAAGGGTTCACGCTACGTTACTCGTCCACGCCTTACCTCAAGTGACACATGGGCATTGCCTGTCAGCACTTACAACTTAACCGAAGAAGAACAGGCTGCCGTTGTGGAGACTGTTTCATTCCCTGACCCAGAGGGCATCTAAGATGGAAGACATCATATACAGAAGCGTAGTAGGCACAGGTGGATTCTTTGCTACCTTGAGCCTTACTCCTATCAATGAGATACTTGGCTTCTGTGTAGGTCTAGCTACTCTGGTCTATATGACCGCATCAGCAATCAAGGTAATTAAAGAACTGAAGAAATGACACCAGAACTATTAGCAATGCTAGGTGGTGGCGTATCGGGCTTCGTCATGAAAATGATTGCAGCCCAAGCGCAAAGCCAGACTAGGCTCTTCGAGCAGATGCTCAAGAAGCAAGAGATTGCAGATAGTTCCGCTGACAAGGCTTCGGCTCGTGGTGGAGTATGGATGCGTAGGTTTATTACCGTAAGCGTCCTGCTTGCAATTATAGCCCTCCCTGCGGTCTTTGCATTCACTGACATAGGCGTTAGTATTCAGAAGGAAACAAGCGGCTTCCTTGGGCTATTCAAAGGCACTAAATGGGAAACCATCGGTGGCTATGTAATCCTCCCCGAAGTACGCCAAACAACACTAGCCATCGTAGGCTTCTACTTTGGTTCATCACAAGTAAAATAATTTTATGCATCAATCGGCTCAATCTATCTACACCTCGCTAGAGGGACACCGCTATCAATACGTTGATAGGGCGAGACAATGTTCAAAACTGACGCTACCATACGTCATGCCTGAAGAGGGCTTTGGTCCTCACAGTCGTTTAGAAACTCCCTTTCAGGGCGTTGGGGCAAGAGGAGTAAATAACCTCGCATCTAAATTACTGTTAGCACTCCTACCTCCCAACGCCCCTTTCTTTCGTCTCAATGTAGACACCTTTGCTCTTCAGAACGAAGGCGCACCGCCTGAGCTTATCACTGAGATTGAGTCCTCGCTACAACAAGTAGAGGAATCAGTAATGGATGAGATTAGTCGTGAAGCTTATCGCACTGGTCTTCACGAAGCCTTGAAGCAGCTCATCATCACAGGTAATGCTTTGGTATATCTGCCTGACGAGGGTGGTCTGCGTGTGTTCCGTCTTGACCGTTACGTTGTAAAGCGTGACCCGATGGGTAAGGTAACTCACATTGCAACCAAAGAAACAATGTCCTACAAGACTCTCTCTGAGGAGATGCAAGCTCTTGTAGGCGAGGCTGACGCTAGTGAGAACGTCAACCTTTACACTGCCGTTGTTCTCATGGATAACAAATGGCACGTCTATCAAGACATCAATGGCAACCCTGTACCTGACTCGTATGGTACGTATGACATTGACCAAAACCCTTTTATACCTCTTCGCTTCTCTCGTATTGACGGTGAGAACTACGGACGAGGCTACGTCGAAGAATACCTTGGTGACCTACAGTCTCTTGAGAAGCTTACACAAGCTATCGTTGAGGGGTCTGCTGCTGCTGCCAAGGTTCTGTTCCTTATCAATCCTAACGGTACAACTCGTGCCAAGGCTTTGGCTGAGACACCGAATGGTGGTATCACACAAGGTAACGCTGCTGATGTGTCCGTTCTCCAGCTACAGAAGTTCAATGACTTCCGTATTGCACAGGAGACAATGAACAGCATCAAAGACCGTCTAGGTCATGCTTTCCTTCTTACCTCTGGTGTTGTGCGTAACGCAGAGCGTGTAACGGCTGAAGAGATTCGTATGCTCAGTCAAGAGCTGGAGACTGCTATCGGTGGTCTCTACTCTCTGCTTTCTACAGAACTACAGATGCCCATGATTAACCGTCTCATGAAGGTTATGAACAAGGCTAAACGTCTGCCCAAGCTGCCTGACGGTGTTGTCAATCCAGTTATTATCACTGGTGTCGAGGCTCTTGGACGTGGTAACGATTTACAGAAACTTGACTTATTCTTGGCTGGAGCTGCACAGGTTGTTGGTCCACAAGCTATCGCTGAGTATGTCAGTGTTGGTGAGTACTTCAAACGTCGTGCCACCTCGCTTGGTATTAAGACTACAGGACTTGTTAAGACCGAAGAAGAGATCCAAGCAATGCGTCAACAAATGCAGCAAAATCAGTTGACAGAGAAGCTTGGTCCTGCTGGAATAAAGGCGTTGTCAGATCAGGCAACTAACCTTCAACAGTAATCTTATATATGGCACAATTACAGCAAGTAACTATTAACGAATCCAGCGAAGATGAAAACATCTCGCTTGAACAGCAAGCGGCTCTACAAGACGCTGCTAACGCTGACAAACCCGCAGACACTCCAGCACCTCAGACAGAAGAAGAGACTCGTCCTGAGTGGCTTCCTGAGAAGTTTCAGTCACCTGAAGACCTAGCTAAAGCTTATAGCGAACTCGAAAAGAAAGGCTCAACCAGCAAGAAGGCTTCTAAAGAAGAAGCACCTGCCGAGCCTACCGAGATGAGTTCTGCGATTGAGACAGCTACGTCTGAGTTCATGGAAAGCGGTGAGCTGTCCGACAATACCTTTGAGACGCTTGAGAAAGCTGGACTACCTCGTGACATTGTCGAAGCATACATGGCTGGACAAGGAGCATTGGTGGATAGCCAAGTCGCTCAGGTCAAAGAAACTATTGGCGGTGAAGGCAACTATGAAGCTATGGCTGAGTGGGCTGCTGAGAACCTTGCCGAAGAAGAGCTTGCTGCTTATAACGAAGTTGTGGAGAACGGAACAGTTGAACAAGCTCGTATGGCTGTTCGTGGTTTGTTTGCGCAATTTAAAGCAGGAGGCGGTAAAGCCCCTACTCTTATGCAAGGAGCTACACAAGGCTCAGGTGTTAAACCTTTCGGATCC